AAGAGCACGTCCAACCTGCACGCGGTCTGATGTCCGCCATCGAGGGGGAATTCTTCCGCGACTGGATGCGTCGGGCGGAGGAGACGTGCCCGCTGCGCATCGCCGGGGCCACACGCTTCGGCCACTCGACGCCTCGCATCTGCACGCCCCCGCTGCGTGAGCTCACCCGTGAAACGTCGCTCGGGTACTCACTCGTTGAGTTCGTTGAGCAGGTGACGGGCGCCAGTCTCATTCCGTGGGAGCAGGAGCTTGCTATCCGAGCCCTCGAGCTTGAGGAGTCAGGCAAGCGTTTGAGGTTTCGTACAATCGTTCTGCTTGTTGCGAGGCAGAACGGTAAGTCAACCTTCGCTCAGATGCTCTCCGTGTGGGCCATGTACATGCTCGGAGTCAACCTGATCATCGGCACCGCGCAGGAGCTCGATATCGCGGAGGAGCTCTGGGCGGGCTGTGTGGATATCGTAGAATCGCTGCCAGAGCTGGCTTCCTGCGTCACCAACATCAACAAGACGAACGGGAAGAAGTCCCTGGACATCGAGTACACCGACGACAAGGGCAACGTCGTCAAGTCCCGCTACAAGGTCAAGGCCTCGACCCGTAAGGGCGCTCGTGGGCTGTCCGGGGACCTAGTCCTACTGGACGAGTTGAGGGAACATACAAACTGGGATTCGTACGGCGCCGTCACCAAGACGACGATGGCCCGTCCGAAGGCCCAGATATGGGCGCTGTCCAACGCCGGGGACGACTCTTCTGTCGTGCTCATGTCGTTGCGGAAGAAGGCGCACGCCTTGCTCGGCGACCCCGATGGGATCAACCAGGACGACACTGACCTGATCGCGCAGGGTTCGGGTACCTCCTCGCTCGGTCTGTTCGAGTGGTCGGCCGCGCCGGGTCGGGCCACCACGGACCGTGACGGCTGGGCGGAAGCCAACCCTTCGCTGGGTTACACGGTTGACGAGGCGTCTCTTGAGGCCGCTGAGGCCACTGATACGGAGGCGATTTTCCGCACCGAGTGCCTGTGCCAGTGGGTGACAACCGTTGCAACCGGTCCGTTCCCGAAGGGTCTGTGGGAAGCATGCCTTGATTCCAGGGGCATCATCCCGGAGGAGAACCCGGTCACCTACGCCGTCGATGTCTCATGGGATCGCGGCGCAGCATACGTTGCCGCCGCCGGGCTCAGGGCCGACGGGCGGCCTCAGGTTGAGGTTGTCGCGGCTCGCCCTGGTCAGGGATGGACTGAGTGGGTGCCGGAGTGGTTCAAGGGGTTCGTGGACGCCGACTACCCAGCTCGCGTGGTCGTGCAGGCTCGTGCATGCCCGGCGGCGCTGCTCATCGGACCACTCTCCGAGGTTGAGGGGCTGACGGTGGTCGAGTGGGGCGGCGGCGATCTGGGTATCGGATGCGGTCTCTTCTACGACCACGTTGCGGCCTCCGACCCTGAGTCGAAGGACAAGATCCCGCCGTTGTCGCACCGTGGTCAGGAGGCGCTGACGCTTGCTGCGCACACCGCCGCGCAGCGTTTCTACGGCGATGGGTGGTACTGGGACCGGAAGAACAGTCCTCAGGATGCCGCGCCTCTCGTGGCCGCCACCGAAGCATTGTGGGATTTGCTTATCAATGTTATAAAGGGCAATACGACTTCCATATATTCCGACGGACCGGTCGAGCTGTTTTGAGGGTGGAGTTCATGGCAGGAGTTGACCGAGAGCTGCGACGGCTCATCGGCGAAACGATCGTCGTACCCCTCGACGGCGGGTCTGCCCGCGGCGTGCTCAAGCACGTCGCTCCAGGCTGGATCGTGCTGGCAGAGTGCCAGACAAAGGATGGCCCGATCGACGGGCAGCTGATGCTCCGGCTGCCACTTCCCTGGGTGCAGGTGGTTCCATGAGCACGGTGTTTCAGACGTTGGGCGCGCTCGCCGCCCACAACACTGGGAACACCGTGCTCGACGTCGTTGATCCCGGTGTTCCGCTGGTTGATTACGACGCCACCGACGTCACCAGCGTGCAGGCCGTGTGGAAGACACAGCCTGCGGTCCGTAAGGTCACCTCGTTCATCGCCTCGAACATCGCTTCGATCCCGCTGCATGTCTACAAACGAGTTGACGACACGGATCGGCAGCGGATCACCGAGGGACCTCTGTCCGATCTTCTCTCCGACCCGACGCCTCGAATGGGCGCATATCGGTTCTGGGAGCGGGCGATCCTGGACATGCTGCTCTATGACCGCTGCGCTCTCATGGTTGTCCCCGCTGGGAACGAGCCCGCCCAGCTGGTCCGTATCCCGCCGCGGCGGTTCAAGTTCGTCTCCGACGGGCTGGATCGGGTCACAGCCGTCCGTGTCAGCAACGGTAAGGGCGAGACCGAGGATCTGGACCCGGAGAGATTCCTGTTCGACGTCGGGTACTCGCAGTCCAACGGTAAGGGTCTGTCCCCGATCACGACTCTGTCCGCCCTTCTCAAGGAGGCTTCCGAGGCGGTCGCCTACCGCCGGGCCATCATGGAGAGGGCGGCTCAGCACTCGGCGTGGGTGAGCCGTGAGGCGGCATGGCCAGACCGTAACGCTCGCAACAACTTCCTGGAGTCCCTGCGCGCTTTTAAGCGGGACGGCGGCCGCTCTGGCGGGACGGTGCTCTTGGACGAGGGCATGGAGTGGCATGACCGGGAGTTCAAGCCCACCGATATCAGCGATCTCGAGTCTCGTACTTTGACGAACATCGAGGTGGCCGGGGCCTACCACATCGCCCCCGAGCTGCTGGGGGATCGCCCGGGTACCTACTCGAATATGGCCGCCCACCGTCAGGCGCTCTACCGTGATGCGCTCGGACCGTACATCGCGGCTTGGGAGCAGATGGTTGCTCCGTTGGTGGACATGCTTCAGCCGAATCAGAAGCTCTACATCGAGCCGTTCGTTGACGCCAAGCTCCGTGGTTCCTTCGAGGAGCGCGCCTCCATCATGCAGACGGCGACGGGCGCCCCCTGGATGACTCGTAACGAGGCTCGCGCCAAGGACAACCTGCCCGCCGTCCCCGACGGGGATGAGCTGATCGTGCCGCTGAACGTTCTCGTCGGCGGCCAGGCGTCTCCGACGGACTCCGGTACACAGAACGAGGAGCCTACGTCCGAGCCGGACCACGGTGAAGAGCCCAGTGATCTCGATTCTGCGAAGCCGAAGGCCGATCCGCAGACCCGGCAGATCAAGGCCCGTTCTCTCGAGGGGAACTGGGTCAAGAAGGCTGAGGAGCTGCTGTCCAAGCACTACGACCGGCAGAAGCGGGCTATACTCCCCGCGTTGGGGGCTAAGGCATCGCAGTGGTGGGACCGGGACCGTTGGAACCGTGAGCTGGCCGATGATCTGTACGCCTTGGCTTCGACCTGTGTGGATCAGATGGGCGCAGACGCTTGTCGCCAACTCGGATTCGACCCATCCGAGGACTGGGATCGTGACCGCACCCTCAACTATCTGAAGGCAGTCACGAAAGCACGCGCCAAGTGGGTCAACGACGCCACCTACCGGCAGATCAAGGCCGCTCTCGGCCACGATCCTGAGGAGAGCTCTCCTACGCCGGTTGCCGATGTGTTCGAGCGAGCCAAGGACCAGCGGGCAGCCGCTGGGGGTGCGGCGTTCATCGCCGCCATGTCCAGCTTCTCCGCTGCGGAGGCCGCCAAGCAGGCCGCGCCGGGTCGCACCACCAAGACATGGGTGACAGGCCGTAACCCTCGACCAACCCATCTGGCCATGAACGGTGAGACCGTACCCACCGGCTCGCTCTTCTCCAACGGGCTCACCTGGCCCGGTGACCCGTCCAGGGGACCCGACGAATGCGCCGGGTGCAACTGCTCCATCAACATTGAACTTCCTCTCACGCCGTAAGGACACTGGAATGCACTACAAAGCTGCCGGAGAAGCCACGGTGACCGATGACGGCGCCGGGTTCGTTGGCTACGCCTCTACCTGGACTCGTGAGCCCGACTCCTACGGCGACGTCGTTGCCAAGGGGGCGTTTTCTCGCACCTTGAAGGAGTGGGAGAAGCGGAAGGCTCCCATCCCGGTTCTGTGGGGACACCGCATGGATGAGCCGGGCTTCTTCATCGGTCACGTCCGGGAGGCCGTCGAGGATGACCACGGCCTGAAGGTCACGTGTGCTCTGGACGAGGACTCCGACAACGCCCAGCACGTGCGCCGCCTGTTGAAGACCGGCACCGTGGGGCAAATGTCTTTTGCCTTCGACATTCGTGATGACGCCACCGTTGAGCTGAAGGGCCGTAGCGCCCGGGAGCTCCGGGATCTCGACCTGTATGAAGTGTCCGTCGTCCCGATCGGAGCGAATCAGGACACGTCCATTGAAGCCGTCAAGGCGCAGCCCACTGATGTCTTGACGCCGGAGGAGATCGCGAAGATCCGTGAGCTCCTCGCCCGTGAGGAAGACGTCCCGGAGGAGGGGGAGCCTTCGGACGACGCCGAGGAGCCCCCCAGCGACGGGTCTGCTGACGGAAACACTGAGCCCGACGACGAGGCCGTCGATGACGGTAAGGCGCCGAGCCCTGTGGAGGCCGCCGCGCAACTCAATATCACCATCACCGCCCTACTTGGGCAGGAAGGAGCCACAGCATAATGAAGCTTGCTGAGGCACGTGCGGGGGCCGTCAAGAAGGCCCTCGCTGCGCAGAACATCATGAATCAGGCCGGTGCCGACGTCACCCACGACCAGATCAAGGCCGTGGAGAACGCCGTTGCCGAGGTCAAGGAGATCGACTCTCGTATCGCCGCCTCGAAGGGCGCGCTCGACGCCGTCAACGCCCTGGCTGAGTCTGGTCTCGATCTGGAGGACAACTCCTACGAGCCCGGCGACGGGTCCGGTATGGAGAAGGCCGGCACTTTCGGTGAGCGCTACGTCAAGTCGAGGGCCTTTTCCAGCTGGCAGAAGTCTCACCCGTCGGGGCTGGGAGATGGCTCCAACTTCTCGCTCCCCAAGGTGAAGATCGGCACCCTGGACGAGTACCTGGTCAACCGCAAGGCCAACGGTGCCACGCTCGGTACTCCGGTCGCCCACATCCAGACGATTCGTTACCCCACCGTTGACATGGTGGATCGCAAGCCGCTGACGCTTCTCGACGTTATCGGCCACGGCCAGATGGCGGGTAACTTCGACTACGTCCAGATCACGGCGGTTACCAACAACACGGCGATCGTCCCTGAGAACCTGCAGGACTCCGACCCGCTGAAGCCGACGTCGGACATGACGACCCAGCTGGCCGATTGCAAGGCCTATACCTTCGCGGACGGTTACGTTGTCACCAACCAGCTGCTCTCTGACGCCCCGGCGTTCGCCAGCTACATGAACACCGCCGTCACCTACAACCTCGACTCCACAATCGAGGACAAGGTGCTCAACGGTGCTGGCACTAGCGAGCCGATGGGAATCCTGCACACCACTGGTGTTCAGGAGCAGACCTACACGGCTGCCGAGGGGGCCATGGACGTTGCCAAGGCCACCCGCCGGGGTATCTCCAAGGTCACCCAGGTCAACGGCATGACGACTGCCGTCGTGCTGAATCCCGAGGACGTCGTTGAGCTCGATCTGATGCAGGACGCTGACAAGCGTTTCTACGGTCTCGGGCCATTCGGCATCGGCCCCCGCACCCTGTGGGGCGTTCCGGTTATCGAGAGCGCCAAGATCACCAAGGGTCAGGCGATTCTTGGTGACTTCAACCAGGTTCAGCTTCTCGACCGCGAGGGGCTGGCGATCGAGGCATTCAACCAGCACCTCGACTTCGCGGCCCGTAACCGGGTCTACGTCCGTGCCGAGCTGCGTGCCGGTGTTGTCATCTGGCGTCCGAACCGCCTCGTCGTGGTGAAGGCTGCCTGATATGTCGCATGCAGTCAGGATGGTGACCATTCGGGGTATTCGATACCGAGTCGAGGACGCTGATGCTCTCGGTCTGCTGGCCGATCCGACTGCTCTCGACTCCAGCAACAAGACGACGGGCATTCTGTCTACATCTACGGCTAGCCCGGAGCATACTGCGGCTCCTGCGCCGGAGAACAAGGACGTGACGCCCCCGTCTCCTAAGCGCCGTCGTCCGACGGCCAAGGAGTGATCTGACATGCCCGATGCGGCTGCTCTCATTGATCCCGCTGCGGTTGCGGCCGCATCGGGCGGTCGGATCATGCCCGACGACCCTCGCCTGCCGATCCTCATCAAAGGCGCAACGGACGCGCTGCGCCTTTGGTGCGGATGGCACGTCACCCCGGTCGTGACGGAGACACTGATCCTGGATGGGGAGGGGTCG